GCTATCAAATGGTAGGCTTAAGAACCATTCGGGCAAGTGAACTTCATCAACCGGATATGCAATACTGGTAAGCTTATTGTCGGTTGTCTGTCTCAACTTACATACAATAACTTTCTGGCCGTCAATAATACGCATTGCATGTTGATCCTGATGGATTTCCTTTAGCCTGTTCCATGCAAGACTTGCTGTTACGTGCCCCGGTACATGCAGATTACCAACTTCAACCCCCTTTAGTTTCTTGAATCCAGCATCTTCGAGTTTATCTCTATAATGGCTTAACTTATTAACTGCTCGCGGAGTGCCTTGTTGCCAAGGCTTCATCTCTTCAAATTTTTCCTTAAACAGTCTAATCTTTTCAATGACTGCATTCTCACCCTTACCACAAAGTGTATCGAGCAAGATTTCTGATAAGAATGTCTGCACAAACTTAGGAGTATCTGCACGCTTTAGGTCCAGTCCCATTGCCTTAACCTTGCCTGGCTTGCCGCCAACGTCAAGTCTAATTCCGTCCTTGTCATACATTAAACAAGCATAACGTTTCTTAACAATCCAGATACCACTCTCAGACACTGTTTCGCGTGAACTTGCAATTACTCCAGTTGAGCGTTTAATAGGGACATTAAGTTTTGTGTGTAAGAATTCAGGAAACGTGGCGGACACTGCTTTAGCAAGGGCGTTATAAGTATCAATGATACTTTCCTTTGTCCATTCGACTTCACCAGCTTCAATCTCCTGTCTAAGAACAGGGTATGCCGAAAAGTAGCACGAGTCTGTATCTCCGTAGACGATAGATTCTCCATAATGATCATATTCCCCAGTCATCATCTCGTTTGTTTTTGCTGCCATGTGCTTGGTAATGGTTCTGCCTGTCAGAGTAGTGGACTGGCCCAGACGCTGATCAAAGAATCGACTGCCAGCATTCAACAAAGCGCCATAGGCCGAGTTCAAGTTAATCTTCTTAACCAATTGTCTCTTATCCCAGAATCCTACAATACGCTTTAAATCCTTCTGATCCCTGTGGATTACCTTGCTATCCTTGACCATTAGATTGTGCTGATTCATGTATTGCACGACGCGCTTTTTATGCCCTTCTGCGATAAGTTCCTTTAGTTTTTTAGGCTTATATGCTTCGGCATCGTGGTAGGGATTGGCCTTAGACTCTACATCACTAATATCTACGTTTATGAACAAACTTTCCGGCATTTTAATACCTTCAATTTTAGCATTATCCTCAATGTCCTGATAGTTGGTCATAATTGCTTGTAGCACTTTACGCTCGCTGTACCAACGAGTTAATAGTGCCGGAACTACACCATCTGTATCTGTTTTGAAAATTGTGCCATTGGCGCTAATACACCAGGGTTGTCCACTTTCGAATATTAGGTCATGCAATTCCTTGCCAGTGACTTCAAATGTCTGCCCATCTTCCATATCGAGTATTAGTTTGCTACCAATATCTTCGTTGTAGAAGTCATCCATTTCGAGCACGTTGAATCTGTCGTTCCACCAAGATGCAAATGTGTGTTTGCCGCCTTTGGCTTCCCAATCAGCGATTGCTTGATTTGTTCTATCCAACCTAATCTGCCCGACAATCATTTCGGGACTCATATTCAATGTTCTAATTACAGATGGATACAGTGACTTCATGTCAGTAGATGCTATCCACTTATGTAGTCCCTTGCGTGGTGTAGCAACCCACCCACCTGCTGCTCTAACTGCTGATTCATCGTGCCCGCGTTTCTTATCTGGGCATACCATGTTACGACTATGTGATTCCATTAGCACGTTTTGGTCTGTAACTGCAACGGCGCCCATTGTTGTTTGAATTAATACACAACTAGAATGAGCAATGGAATTTGCAAGGCTAATGAAGTCTAGCTTCTTGTCTAATCTATCAAGCAGACGTGTATCCTGAATATTGTATTCTAAGAACTTCTTGAAGTCGTCGTTATACAACTCGTCCAGTGTACCTTCGTATTGAATCTTGTTCTCGCCAAGTTCAATTTCAGCAATAGCGTTCAACGCATAGCTGTGACGTTCTTCGTAGTTGTATTTCTTATAAAGTTGCAGGTAGTCGACGTGTACGCGACCAATCAGGTCATATGTATTTTGAGATTTGCCACCACGATCAAATTCTCTAACCTTAGGTTCTTGTTCCCAAAGGCACAATTTTCTAGCCTCGTGCTTACCGAGAACTTTCTTGATGCGGTTAACAACATAAGGAATATCATATGCTTCGCTGTTCCAACCGCTAAGAATGTCGGCATCCTCAACAACATCAATGAAGGTTTGAAGCATTTCCCCTTCTGTCTTGAATAGAACTACGTTACCAACTTCATCGGCAATAGCCTGCGCTTCTTCCCATGTTAATGTTTCTGGCGGAAGTGCTAAACAGATAATTTCATCAATCCATTGCAAATGTATAGATATGGATGTAATGTAATTGTTTGCATCGGATGCTTCAGACCACCCCGATTCCTTGTCAAAGCTTGTTTCAATGTCGAAGAAAGCAATGTTTGGTTGCGGCGCATCTGCGTGTTGATAGTTATTTTCGAGACAGCGGAATATGGGGTCAACATCTGACTCCCATTTTTTAACATTACCGGATAATGTTTTTAGGATCTTTTGTTTTTCAATGAAGGTGCGAGGAATAATCTTCTTTACGGTATCGCCGTAGATAGACTTATGCGAACCTTTGGGGTCGGTAAGGAAGAAATGATAATCAGGTTGAAATTCACGGTAAACACGTTTACCATTCACTCTTTCAACAATCTTGATTACTTCCTGATCACCGCCTCTCTTAAAGAAGCAATCAATATACATTAACCGAGTCCCGCCGCCTTGTATAGTTCTTCAAGTGTTTCTATATCTTCGCGCCTATCGTTCATATCGCCCTTCTGACAAGTTTTGATAAGACGATTTAGAATAGCTGGTTTTACTTCTAATTCTTCAGCAATGGCCTTAACGGTGTCGGTTAGACCTGCCTTCAAATCTTCGCATTCTTGCAAGACCTGTACTCCATCTGCAACAACTTGTTTCAGACGTGCGACGTTTTCGGGTGATAATTTTGCCATTTGACTCCTCAGACTTTGTAGTGCTTTTACTTAGCGTTTAGACTATTGTAACGGCAACGTTTCTGAATGTCAAGGATTTCTACTTACAGGCACACCGTGCAGCTTCTTTTCCTAGGTAATCGTTGATAGCGGCTTTAACGGCATCCTCGGCCAATATGCTACAGTGTATTTTGACTGGAGGGAGGGCGAGTTCTTCAACAATCTGACTATTCTTAATGCTTCCTGCTTCATCAAGCGTTTTACCTTTAACCCATTCTGTGACAAGAGAACTGGAAGCAATCGCCGACCCGCAGCCATACGTCTTAAATTTCGCATCTTGAATAATTCCATCTACTACTTTGATTTGTAGCTTCATTACATCGCCGCACGCAGGCGCACCCACCATTCCAGTTCCCACAGATAAATCTTCTTTATCTAAAGAACCTACATTGCGTGGATTTTCGTAGTGGTCTAATACTTTTTCGCTATAAGCCATTAAAACATTCCATAGGCATTACCTGATATAGGTTCATTAGATCCTTTATACATTTTTGGATCGTAGCCGTGTATAACGGATAATAAACCCTTTTTCTGATTTTCGCTAGGTAAATCTTCAGTGAAGCGATACATTTGATCTGGCATTACTCTTCTGAACCATTCTACAATGAGTGGACGAACGTCTAAGCTGGGATTGCTATCTTCTAACTCCAGTAACTGGTCGTTAAATTCGTCATCTTCAATAATGTTTTGAATGTAGATTGGTGCTATAGCTGCCGGAATAGGTCTTTCCATTAATTTCTTAACTAAGTCGAAATCATCCTCTGTGAGTGGGAGCCTTGTAACCGCTTCTGCTACCTTATGAATATGTGGTAACAACCCCTTCAATTCATAGTAATCATCGCGCAAACGTGATTTTAAGAATTCCTTACCGGCAGGACTTGTACCCGGACTCATTATTTTGTCCACATACGAATCCATACGTTGCTGGAGGGCATCAATCTTCCTAACTGTTACAGGTGAAAGATCGCGATCTCGTGTATTTCTTGGTAATAGAATTTCGACTATACGCATAATGTGTATTTATCATTTTTCTTAGCCAAAATGAAAGGGCCCGAAAGCCCTTTGGAATTAACCAATTTTACAGGTTGAATTCTTTTCTTACGCTGTCAGGAATAAAGTCCACTGCGTCTAGTTCAAGTTCTAGCTTATTTAGCGCAGGAATCATAAAGATTGCGCCAGGAATAGCCATTAATGCTGCAAAGCGAGCAGTAACCATTAGACTCTGTGCTTGCTTGTTTGCTTCAGCAATTTCATTTACAGATGCATCACCTGTAGTTGCCTTTTGGAAAGTCTTGAACATCTTGGAAGCATTTGCTGCTTCAGTTGTATAGACATTCTTTACCTTCTCTAAAACTTCCTTAACGTCTTTTTGCGACTTTGGAAGAGCAGCGAAGCTTTCGGTTGCCATTTTGAAGTATTCTTGTGGTGTTGTTTTGAACATAATATTTTCTC